TACTACCAACCCCAGCATACCCCTTAGTCGGCCTTATTACCAGAGGCTTTAGGAGCCTCTGGAGGGGCCTTAGGGGTCTTAGGCTTGGATTCCTTATCCGAAGCCTTAGAAGCAGTTGAGCGAGTAACCTCGGCCAAGGCAGAGCCTTTCTCAAAGAGACCTGCTTCTTCCAAATAAAGACGAACCTGAGGATCGTCAGAACGGTCAAGAGCAGCTAAGAGCTGCGAAGGATCATTAGCAAACGCATTTCGCGTTGCAGCAGGAAGCAAAGCAAAGGACTGTTGAGCAGAAGTAAACAAATCCATAGCTTCCTTATAATCAGTCGAAGACATATCAGAAAACATAGGGGCGCGAACAGGAACCGGAAGTTCTCCGGTCTTCTTATAGCGCCCAACAATAAAATTAATATCCGCACCTTGCGCATCAGACTGCTTAGTGCGGGAAGGTAATAAAGATTCCGCGACTTGAACGCGGAGACGAGGAGAAGAACGATGATGACGAACAGAAATAACTAAACCATCTTCATCAAAAACATCAGGACCAGATTGAGACATAAAAAACCTCCAATAAAAGATTAACGACCAGTAAGAGCTTTAGCAGAATGACCCATAGACAAAAGAGCGCGTAAAGCGCCAACACCGTAACGAACACCCGGACGAGCCTCACCAAGATCCTTATTAAAATTGGCCTCATTCTTACGGCCAAAATTATCAAGATACTCGCCATAAGCAGCCTGACCTTCACGAAGGCCAGCAAGGCGAGAGCGCTCAGCATCAAATTTAGCAGTAACCTGATTAGCTTTAATCAGGTTTTCCTGAGCAGCAGATTGAGAAGCAAGCTTATCGTTGAGAGTAGTATCAGATTTCATCTTATCTATCTCAGCAACGAGACGCTTAGAAGCAAGAGCAGAATTAACAGCAGGACCAACAATATCCTGAACCTGAGCAACAGGCGAACCGCCCATAGAAGGAGTGCCTCCAGCAGACAAAATAGGATTAAGACCCGCCTTGCGAAGATCATCAACTTCCCATTGATGGCGGTTCTGCATCTGCTCAGTAGTAAACGCATTAGCGGAAGAAACATTATCCTTAGCACCTTTGTTGGCAAGAGCACCGCCAAGCAAGGATGCACCAGCAGAAATAATAGAACCAAGAAGGGGCTTCATATGGCGCCCTTCAATATAATAAAGAGGATCAAGTAAAATCATAAATCACCTACAACATTCAAATTGGATATCGCCAACACCGAAAAAAGAGGAAACAATCAAAAGCAAAGACCAAAAAACAAAAGCATAAATAAAATCAAGGAAGGACATTAGTACCCCCCTCCGCCCCCTTCGGGGGAACACACACTTCTATTACCACAGAAGATAATAAATCAGACCAAACATAGCGAGGATCACGAGTAAACATTAAAACCTCGAAAGCATGCCGGGAACACCAAACATAGGCATAGGACGCGTACAACGATTCCGAACAAAAGCATCAAGAATAAAATGAGGTTCAGAAGGAACGGCAATAACGCGATCAATAGGAGGATTATCAACAATAAAATCCTCATTAAGAACAGGAAGCGCAGAAAAATCCTGCGCCAAATGCCAAACGTCAAGAGACGTGGCAGCATCAGAACGCAAAATACCAGTGATCATGGCTTCGCCATAACGATACTCACCATAGCGTTCCTGATAACCAAAAACCTCCAAATCAGCAGAAGTACCTTGAACAAAAATCTCCTGATTTAAAACAGCCTGCTCACCAAGTTGAGCAAGAGAAGGCCAATAATAATCATAACGAGTAGAACGAGACATCATACGAGATTGACCTTGCTGATAAGAAAGATCAGCACGAACAGACATCATCCCAATAATAACACCATGCTCAGTAAACGACTTAACAAAACCATGACCATGGGCATGGAGAGTACCAATAGCAGCCAAATCACCAAGAGGAGCAGAACCATCAGTCTTAGAGGTCTGAGCAACGGGATTAACAACAACAGGCGAGGAACCGCCGCCTAAATATTCCGGACGTTGTAAACGAGCATCCGGAGAAATAACACCAAAATGGGAACGAATAATCTCAGTATAACGAGTACCACCTCGCGCGTCGCGCTCGAGCAAAACTTGCAACTGGAGTGCCTGACGCCACTCGTTGATAGTAGTAGAATTAACAGCAGACAAATTAGCTTCAAGACGATTGGCTTGAAGACCAGCATCATTCTTAATAGTCACATAAGAAGTAGAAGCACCAAGCTTCCAATAACCAGCACCATGAGTAGGATTAAGAGTAGAAATATCCGTATTATTAGCACCAGTAACAGTAATGGGGGCGTTGCCAGTCAAGGGCAAGGCGACAGGGTCGCCCTTTTGCGCCCAAGGTAAAGCAGAAGTAAAATAATCATGCCGCTTACCGCGGCGAAGAAGAACATAATCAGCAGGAAAATCAGGGCCATCATCCTTATCAACAACAACAGAATCCTGCAAATTTTGATCACGAAACCATTCGTTCCAAATCAAATTATAAGCACGAGTAAAAAATGCAGAATGAGACTTAAGAGCAATGCCAGGACGAGTAACATTCAAATAATCCTGGAGAGAAGCAACAGCATAACCAGTAGAAGCAGGAGAAACCATCTGAGGAACAGTATAATCAGTGCTGTCATCAGGATCAGCCTGCTCACCCATAAACTTCTGCCAATTATTCCAAATTAAACGATTAGGAACAAAAAAGAAGAAAGTATCGAAGAAAAGATTGTCCATAAAAGGAACAATAGGCGTAGCCAAACGGGCAAAGACAGTAGCACGAAGATTAAAAGTATCACCCGGAAGGATTTCATCACGATAGAACGGTACAAGATAACCTCCATCAAAAGCGGTCTTAACAGGAAAATTACGATCAAAAGAAGAACGCTGAATATCAGCTTGAGGAATACGAGCAAAAGAATGTTGCATCGTAGAAGGCATAGAGGGATTAAAAGCAATTCCAGACATATATATCTCCATAAAAAGTGTCAGATAAAAAGAAGCGGCCGTAAGGCCGCTTCAAGAAACTAAGCTACAAAATCAGAGCCGCGTGAAATTATAACGCGATCAACAAAAGCGAAGGGAATAAGTTCGCCAGTATATTGGTCGTAAGCGCCAATATGATAAAGCAAAAAGTCAGCAGGAAATTTTGCAAAAGTGGTTTGAGGATTTTTACAATCCTGACCAAACGCACGAATAGCCACACCATTAGTGGGCATAAAAAAAGGCGGCATAAATTCGCGCGCCTTATCATCAAAAATAGAATAAGCCTGTAACTTAACATCAGGCTTAACGTCGACCAAGCCAGATGAAACGGTATTGCCGACGAGTTCATTAATATTAGTTTTCATGTAAAATCTCCACGATTTAAAGCTTAGAATAAAGGCCCATTCGAGCCTCATTATTGACCTTAATAGCCCGTTTAACCTCTGTCAAGTCCCTACGATCAGTAGTCCACACACGGGTCTGACGGTCAACCTTATCAAAAGCGCGGTCGCGCTTAATCATACGATAAAAAATCTCAGAACGATCACGAAGCTTATTTAAATAATAAGCAGGAATAGGCCGGACCTTGCCGGCAAGAACAAGCTCATCACGAGAAAACATATCATCCCAATATTGCTCCAAAAATTTAAGAGCAATCGCCGGACGGCGGGAAGAAAGAAAAAACTCAGGAGAACGTAAAAAATTAAAAACATTACCTTGCTCAGCGCAAGTGATAGACGCAGCATAATGCGTCTTAGCTAAATCACCGTTCACCTTCTTCAAAATATAAGACGAAACGTAATTGATCATTTCATCCTCGGCACCGCCGATTTCACAATTACCAAAAGGCCAAAGTTCCTCCAAAAAAGGAGAACGATAAAGTTGATGGCCTAACTTACCTTTGCGCCATTTATATTTATCAAGAAAATCAAAACCAAAAAGAACAGCGTGATAATGCGGATGACCAGAATCACGTCGTCCTTGCAGATCGCCGTATTCACCACACGCCATATATCTAAAATTATACGAAGCACGCTTAACACCTTTCTTAGAATCGCGAACGAGTTGCTGACGAAAGCGCTTAAAAAAATCCTGAAGATGTTTTTTTTGAAGACCAGACCAAGGAACATGGTCATTAGAATAAGTCAAAGTAATAGAACAAGCATAATCATGAAGCTGGCGTTCATGAGAGCCGCGGACGGCCCAAGAAGACGCGTAATTAACGCGACAAGCGGTGCAAACACCGCAAACAGAATAAGGAGAAACACCAGAACATTTCATTTTGCCTCCACGCAAAAAAGAAGGGATGACGTGGAGGCCATCCCTTCCCCGAACTAAAGTCGGTAGCCGCCACGCATAGGCATAGCGGATGAGAGCAGGTTCTT